GCTTTGATTATTGTTGCTTTGATTATTGTTGCTTTGATTATTGTTGCTTTGATTATTGTTGCTTTGATTATTGTTGCTTTGATTATTGTTGCTTTGATTATTGTTGCTTGTTGTCGCGTTGCTTGTCGCGTTGCTTTCAACCATATCAATGGCACCAGTTGTTGTCCCCGCAACCGCGTCAACCCCGGCTTTAGTCCCGGTAGCGCTGGTTTCGACCGTTTGCTTAGTTGTCTCTAAAGTTTCGTAGCCAAATACCTTTAAAATAGGAACAAAAAATTTATCAAAAATAGCGGCAGTTGCGTCGGTTCCCTTTTGTAAATAAGCAAACACATTTATTCCTAAAAATGCTAATAAAAGGATGACAATTAGCCAAGTTTGCCATGTAATATCAGAGAAAAAACTGGTAATAGATGAAGATGTCGAGGTGATTGCTGCTGAATCGGTGACCAGTTCTTTAGTAGAAGAAAATGACGGCATATCTTCGGGATTGATTTCGGATAATGTCTTTACTAGATTGTTAGTTGCTGTGCTCATTATAATAAAAAAATATATTAAATTTTATTATTATAAATTCAATTATGATTGCTTTATTATTTGCCCAATTTTCCAAGATATTTCCATTTGTTGGCCTAAAACATTGAAAATTAAAGAAAATGCCAATCCTGAACTTGAAAAATTCATAATCATATTTATTATTGTGTATCCTCCCATATAAATCGGGAGGATTAGCCAGGTTTTCAAAGGAACTATATTGAAACCGAAGAGTGCGGACATGTTCGTTTAATAGGATAATAATTAATATAGTATATTAAGGCGTTTTTAATATATAATCGATAAATGTTTATTTAAATGTTAATAAATAGGTGAACTGATTTAGTTGTCCCAATATTTCGTCACGAGTATTAAGCAAATCACTATCCTCCGGACCTAGAGTTAGGCCAATTAAATAATTCTTATACATTTCTACATCACTTTTGAAGCCTGGAAGTTCAGTGAAGTCGTGTAAAGGAATGCTCTTTGTCCCGACTAGATTAACCCTTGTTCCTTTCTTACCTAACATGATTTCCACAAAGGAATCGATGGATGAATTCAAACTAGAATATAATTCATCGGTTGCTTTATGTTGCGCATAGCTGCTCGTTTTCCAATGATATAATTTAACTGTATTAAGCATTTGAAGAAACATGGTGACTATATTTGGATGCGAGTATTTGCTATTTGTCGATTGGTTTTGATTTCTTTTAATTGAACCGCCTCTTTTAATTGAACCGCCTCTTTTTCTTCCTTTTTTGAATCCTTTTCTATAAGTTTTAGACATTATATAATAACAAAATATTAAATTCCTATTTTATTTTTAAGGCGGCGTAAATCTGATAAATACACATTTACGACTAAGTTTACGACTAAGTTTACGACTAAGGCGGCGTAAATCTGGGAACATATTCTTCGCCAAGGCTATTCATAGTTTCCAATTTAGCAATTGTTTTCTCTAAATTAGTAGTTTTTACATTTTGATACAAATAATCTGTTCCAGGAGAGTGTTCATTTTTCTTTATTTGCTTGTAAATTTTGTGTATTCCCTGGGTAATTACTTGGACCTTTTTTTTGTCCTTAACAATTTCTTCTTCAAGAGAAAACGGTTCGGTGAAAACGCCGATAATGAAATACATGAGTAGTCTGCGCTTTTTATGGCACCCAGTTCGATATCTCAGGCAAAAAAGATTTAACGCACTTGCTAGTATCCGTTGTATAAAACTACTTTGTTTGGCGGCTTCATTAAGAAAAATATCCCAAATGATCCAAATAATATCCATTTGGCATTTGGAGTCCACATTGGCGAATACTCTGCGCTCGCATTTAAATTTATCCTTACGCTGTTTACAAATAGATTCGAATTCAATTATCCATTCCATCCAGTAGCAAGCGGAGACGCAATTTTTGCCTTCAGACAAATTATATGCTAATTCATTAGCAGCAATAAATAATTCCTTAGGGTCGTCTTTTAAAAAAATAGCTTCTACATATTTTACATTAGGCGCTTTAAACCGCTCGGTCATCTGTGTTAGATCGAAATCATCTTTATTCACCTTTATTTCTTCATAGCATCTACTTTTTCTGGCCTCACATAATACACACATAACTTCACAGAATAACTTGCGCATTTTTTCACTGTTTCTCATACGAAGTTCTTGGTCGACATATCCGTTGTGAACCAGTTCTTTGAAATTATTAATTCGCAGATCTAAATAGGTTATTAATTTCGGGTTGCCGATGTGAATGTGTTTAGTGTAGAATCCGATAATTATGTCCCATAAGTCGGAATAATGTCCGGCGCATATTAATTCGGCACTCCAGTAGCAAACAGGCTCTATTTTGGAATTATATAGATTATTTATTAATTCTTTTTTAGCATCGGATTTTTTGAATTCTGAAAAGGTAATGCCTCTGAAGGATTTGATTTCTCTAATATCATTAATTTCACTGTCGTCCATTACAATGGTATAATATTAAGTTGTAAAAAAGATTCTTATTGTAAACTACAAATAAAGTAGTTAAGTAGTTAAGTAGTTAAGTAGCGAAATTTAGCAATCGCCTACTTATTAAATGCGTGGACGCGTATACGAAACAATGTTCGGATATGGTTACTAGCACTAATGGCCGCGACTTTAGCTAACAAAGGGTCAATCCTAAATCGGGAAAGGAACTAGTAAATAAGGCGGCTTGTAAACAAATAGTTAAATAAGGATTTAAAAAACTTATTAGTATATAATAGATGACACATTTTTTTAGCAGTATTACTAAACAATTTAAAAGTATCACGGGTAGCTACACAAAATGTTCTCCGTGGGGGAAAGTGGTGATATTTACTATTTTGCTGATGTTATTGATAATGGTATTTAAGGACCTGAAATCCAAGAGAGTCGAGGGATTCGAGCAAAGCGATAAATTCTTGTTTAAATCTGGCAACGAAATATATGACGATTTTTACGCGGACATTTACGATTATTTGGTATTTAACAATCTCAAGGACGAATATGAGGTCGGTGAAATAATGAATAAGACCGGGGCGTCTAGTCAGAGCAAGGTTCTAGATATCGGTTGCGGCACCGGGCATCATGTCGCCTCAATGAAAGGCCGTAGTATTGATATTGTCGGCATCGATATTTCTCCCTCTATGATTAAAAAAGCAAAAGAGAATTATCCAGATTATCAGTTTCAAGTGGCGGATGCGACTAACAGCCAGTTATATCCAGCAGATTCGTTTACGCACATTTTATGTATGTATTTCACGATATATTACATACAAGACAAGAATATGTTTTTACATAATTGTTATAATTGGTTGATGCCGGGTGGTTATTTAATATTACATTTAGTCGATCGCGTCAATTTTGACCCGATTTTGCCGCCAGGTAACCCGTTGTTGTATGTGTCGCCGCAAAAGTATGCGACAAAACGCATTACGCACACCAATGTCAAGTTCACTGATTTCGCTTATAATGCGAATTTTGAATTGGACGAGCAAAACAATATTGCTAAATTCACCGAGAAATTTAAGAACGACAAGGATGGCAAGGTTAGGAAGCAAGAGCATGTCATGTATATGCCCGATTTGAAGGAGATTGTGGATGAAGTTCAGTCGACTGGATTTATTGTGGAAAGCATAATCGATCTTGTTCAGTGCCAATATGAATATCAATATTTGTATATTTTTACGAAGCCGAATTGAAAGAACCTCCATCGGAAAATTGAAATATATTTACAGTAAAATCATCTTATTATCATAAACTATTATTATAAGATGTTACCAGCTAGTCGACAAACTTATGCTCCAGTTCCTGTATATTTTAAGGAAATATTGACAACCAACACGCAAATTTATTATGTATATCCTGATTGGACACTCGCTCAATTTAAAGCGGCCTTGAAGCCGCTAATCTCGATCGACTTTGAGATAGAATCGGATGCCTTTGTATTGGTGCTAATGGGGCAACCAGATGGCGAAAATGGAGACCCGATACCGCAGTTGGATGGTATAAAATTGGCGGATTTGTGGGAACCTGAGTTAAATATTGGGTTCTATATTCGGTGGTAGTACCCTTTTGGCCGTGGTTGGCATGCGCCCTTTTGTCCGTGGTTGGTATCCGACAATTTATGCTCTCGATTAGAATTTCTGTGGCGAGACCATAGATGCTAATAAAAATATAGGAATAAATATTGGTTTTTTGTATCGTTTCCATTTTCTGAACTTCTGCACTGTACATACTTAAAGGGAATTTTTGGTTTTCCATTTTGGACATTTATAAATGTCCAAAATCAAAAACCAATCGGAGAATTTGAAAAACGAGGTTTTAAAAACAGGGTCTGAGCATAATGCTCTAAATTTCAAAAAAACTCAAAATAATTTGTTAGCATAAATTTTCGAGATTTTGCGGAAAATATTTAGGAACTTTTTTCTGTCGGTACTTTATCCTAATGATATCCGAAATTTCGGCCCAAAAAAGTTCCGAGTTTTTTCATTGTAAAACTTGTGACTATTCATCATCACGCCAAAGTCAATACGACAGACACCTCTCAACTGATAAACACCAACGACTAAGTGCCGAACTTTCGACAACGGATAATTATAAATGTCCTTATTGTGAAAAAATGTATAAACATATGTCTAGTTTATGTAAACACAAACAATCCTGTTCTAAACAATCGAACCAGGAGGTCGAATTAAATGTTATAAAACAAAATACGGACACGACAAATGAATTAATGTTAACAATATTAAAGGAAAACTCAGAATTAAAAACAATGATTTTAGAGGTTTGTAAAACAATGGCTTCCACTAGCAACTCAACTAACAACAGCATTAACAACAACAGCGTTAACAACAGTGTCAATGACAGCAATAACAAAACATTCAATATCCAGGTCTATTTGAATGAGGAATGTAAGAATGCTTTGAATCTAAGTGATTTTGTTAGTTCCATTCAGTTACAATTACATGATTTAGAAGAAACAGGTAGACTTGGATATGTCGATGGGGTTTCTCAAATCATCAATACCAAACTTCACGATTTAGACGCAACTATGCGGCCGATTCAATGCTCCGATGTCAAAAGGGAAACACTGTATATCAAAGAGGAAAACAAGTGGTTCAAAGAGGATGATAAAAAGGAAAAAATCAAAAACGCGATAAAACAAATCACTAGGAAAAACATTCATCAAATCCCAGGTTGGGTAAAAGCAAATCCAGGATGCACTGATTCACAATCAAAAGACAATGACGCCTATTTACAGATTGTTTTCAATGCTATGTCCGGCGACTCTACAGAAGAACAATACAACAATGTGAATAAAATAGTGACAAGAGTATCTAAGAGCACTGCTATAGAAAAATAAAGAAACAAGGAAACAAGAAAACAAGGAAACAAGAAAACAAGGAAACAAGAAAACAAGGAAACAAGAAAACAAGGAAACAATAAATAAGGAACAATTTATATTTAAAAAACTAATTATAAATTATCTACTACAAAATACAATTCAAATGCTTATTATACCAATTATACAAGCCATTTGTATACTAATTGTGCTACTAACAATCGTATTTTTCATATATATCCGCATCAAATTCCGTTTCTGGGCCTTACAGCCTGTATTTCATTTTTACGACCTTCATTATTGGGCAGCAAATATCGGCATTATACAAGAGGAATTGCCTTCAAAAAATCGATATACTAATTTCAAAAATATAAAAACCATTTCTTACGATATCTTAAGCGAACAAAATATTAAAGACTTTGTTTGGCTAATTCAGTTCAATTATTTGAGAAATAAAGAGAATACATTTACACCCAAACAAAACAATGTGGTACCCTATTTTAATGGTCATAATCATAAATCATTTTGGTCCTTTTATTATGAACCGAATCTTTTGTTAGATAGCAATACCAATACCACTATATCTGATGAAAAACTAATTGCGGTTATTACTGGCAGGCCATTACATGTGACATTTTACTCAAACAATACTAACAATAACAACAATAACAAAAAAGGCGAACTAGATGTCTATTATATAGATTATTTGTGCGTAGATAAGTTACATCGTAAGAAGAACATCGCGCCACAGCTGATTCAAACTCATGAATATAATCAAAGTCATTTGAATCGAAATATATGTGTTAGTTTGTTTAAAAGAGAAGAGGAATTAACTGGAATCATTCCTTTAAGCGTTTACAAAACATGTTGTTTCCATATGCGGAATTGGACTAAACCGCCAAGTCTTTTAGCGAATATTCAGTTATTAAATGGAGATAAACAAAACATATATTATTTGTATAATTTCATCAATGAACTAACAAAAGAATCAAAATGGGAGCTAACGGTTTTACCGGCGATGAGCAATCTTATGGAACTAGTAGCCACGGGGAATCTGTTTATTAAAATGTTAGTTTCTGATGGGGATATTGTTGCGACATACATATTCAAAAAGTCTTGTACCTTTATAGAGAAGGATAAGGAGATAATATCTTGTATCGCGTCTTTTTTCCATTTGAAATCCTTGAAAAAGGAGGAATTTATTCAAGGATTTAAGGTCGCTCTTTGGTCAATATTGGAAAGCAATAAGTTTTTCAATTATTTAGTTGTCGAAGATATAAGCGATAATCACTATATCATCGAAAATTTGAAGAAAAAGACGCATCCGCTAATACAATCACCGACCGCCTATTTCTTCTACAATTTCGCATATAATCCTTTCAAATCCAATCGGATTTTGATAGTTAACTAAGTAAATAACTTAATAATTTGGCAAAGGAGTTTCTATTAAATTTTTTAGAGTATTATCTAAAAATGTGGCATTATTATTATGCGTATCAAAAAATGCTTCACTCCATTTTGTATCATCATTCGCGCTTGCGGCATCTCCTCGCTTAGATTTTACATTATTAAAATATTCCAGAGACTGTAATACATAATGATTTATTTTTATTAGTTGATTTGCGGTTCTGACTCGGTTACCTTGTTTAATTGGTATCGATGTGTTAGGATAATGTAACCAATGTATCCATATTTGAGAACTATTCTTTATAGCCAAGGGTTTAAATATATATTTTGTATTTACTGAATCTATATTTGGAAATCTATGTACAAATGTAGTGCGAATATCCTGAGGATGGTTTTTTATACCACTGTTACCATATACTAACCAATTTACATTAATCAAATCATAATTATTAAGCTGTTGTATTTTTGTTCTTAATTTTTGGTCGACCCCGTAAAAAAATTCATCTAAGTCGCATACGGCTAACCAATATGATTTTGTTTTCATTTTTTCATAATCAAAGACCCATCTGTAATTTTCAACCTGTCTGTATTTTTCTGGTTTATAGTAGTATGATACTATTCCTTTATTAATATATTCTTGTAGAATTGGTAAAGGATTATCTGTGCTACCATTGTCAACCAAATAAAAATGGTCAACTCCTTGCCATAAATAATGTTCTATCCATACCTTTAAATTCATGGTTTCATTTTTAAATTGAGCTAAAACGGATAAAAAATACATATTATAATATTATAATATTATAATATTATAATATGAATAATTACAAACAAAAAAAAGTTGCCATATTATTTTTCGGACTTACTCGCAGCCTAAAAGATGTATACTCATCCTTGAAAACTAACATATTTGATGTATTAACTGAAAATAATATAGAATATGATATATTTATCCATACATATATACTGCCAACGCCTTATACGAATCCTTATATTAATACAAAAATAAATGATTATGATAATGAAAGTTATAAATTATTAAATGCCAAATATTATATCATTGAAAATCAAAATAAGGTTGAAAAAATGCTAAAGGTACCAAAATATTTTGCAAAGTTATCTGACTGGGCAGGCTGTGCGCCCACTTTTGAAAAAATGTGTTTTTTTGTTAGAAACATGGTATTATCGCAACATTCGAAAAAAATGGTAACAAATTTATTTAAAGAATATCAATCTGATTATGATTATGTTATGTTTACTCGCCCGGATCAAGCATTACATACAAAAATAAATCCATCTGTATTTAATTTATTAGATAATAATAATATAATCATACCAAAAGAACATTCGTATTTGGGAGTAAATGATAGATTATGTATTGCAAAACCTAATATTGGAATTATATATGGGAATTCTTTCTATTTTTTGTTAGAATATTCGAAACAAAAGTCAATTATATCTGAAATTTTTTTAAAAAAATATTTACAATTTAATAATATACACATAATATACAGCCCAATTACGGCTACATTAATTCGTATTTAGAATATTTCATTTCATTTTATGTATATTATAATATACATAAAATGAAATGAAATGAAATATTATTACCTCGTATATTTGCCGACGCGTGCGAAGCTATCCACCACAAATATGATGAAAATGCCTAGAAAAGAGTACAGCACTACTTCCTCGGTAACATTGTTAGTTCGTTCATCTTGTTGGTCTTCTAAAAGATTAATCATGTAATTTATTTTATTTAATAGAGCATCATTTTGTCCGTAGCTGCTTTGTCCGTAGCTGCTTTGTCCGTTACTGCTTTGGTTCATCGATCTTTCCTTGTAATACATTTTATTCGTCGAACCCGAGCCTGAATTGTCCATGGGCGTAGAAGTAGGTGCTTTGTTTTGAAAATTAGGAACCAACTTTCTATAATAGTCTCTCACTTGCGCGTCATTTAAGAAGGCGGATTGAAGCTCCTGTAGTTCCATTTCTTCATTATCTAGAGGAACTGGTATAGAATTTGTGCTTGCGTCTATATTGTTATCAAATCCCTCTTTCTCTCGCATGGACTCCGGGGGGGCGAGCAGCTTATTTAAGGGATTTAATGGAACCTGCGACAAGGCCGACAAGGCCGACAAGGACGACGAGCCCGACAAGGACGACAAGCCCGACGAGCCCGATAAGCCCGATAAGGCCGACGACGCCGACGAGGCGGACGCTTGATTTCTTTTAGGATTGAAATCACCCAACTCATTATCATTTGAATTATTGTGAATAGATTGTAAAACGTTATTGACTTTTTCAGAATTGAAATCTATCGGCAGCATTCGCTTTTGAGTTTTATTATGAGCAGACGACGATGCTAGGCGTTTTCGATTTATGGGCGTATCCTCTTTATTCGCTTCACTGTAAAATTGATTATCGTCATTAAATGGTGCTGCTGTACTTGCTAAAGACATTCTCTTAATAAAAAACAAGATAATTATTTAAAAACTGCTCTGAAATAACAATCCATTTACCAATTTACTTTCAAGCCGAATAAAAATATATTACTTTATTTATATAGAATGTATAATAAGTATGGGATCTTTGGATTATTTTTATTACTTGTCGTGGCATTAATACTAAAACCAAGAGTTTTATTTAATTTATATAGGAATATTTTAGGAAGAGTAGTATTGATTGCTGTCGTTATATTTTTCACTATGTTTAATGTTACTTTAGGATTATTGGCCGCATTATGCCTAATTATAGCATCAAATATGTTTTTTATGGAGGGATTTGATAATGAAACAATTGGCGATGATAATGCGGATGGTTCGTCCAGCGACAGTGCTACGGTTTCGGTAGAGACTAAAGATAAGATGAAGGAAAAAGCAAAAGCTAATGCGGCGATGCTTGGCGATATTGAGTCAAAATCAAAATCAATACTCAGTGAAATACAGGCACAAGCACAAGCTAAAATGGAAGAGCAAGGTGTCGACAAGACATCGATACACGACTCGATACAAGCTAAAAGTTCTAAAACAATCCCCGTAGACAAGACAAATTTCTCCTCCGAGGAAGTGAGCCCAAGCGAATCGACCGCCACTACCACTTCTACAGAAACATTTGTTTCTTCTTATGCTCGTGTTTAAATCTGAACCTGAACTGAACCTGAACTAACAAATTATTGTTTTGTTTTGTATTATTGTATTTTTATATATTATAATAGTAATGGCAAATCTAGTTTACAATTCATTAGATTTCATTCATAATCATATAATGTTTCTAAATAATAGCAAATTTTTTGCCGGCATAGTTATGATTTTGTTAAATGTTGGTTCTAAATTTATAGCAATACAATTTAGTCGTTCCACAGAAGAGTATCTTAAATTGAATATAACCAAACAGATTCTTGTTTTTGCTATGGCATGGATGGGGACTCGTGACATTTATACAGCGCTAATACTGACCGCTGTTTTTACAGTTTTATCTGATCATTTATTTAATGAAGAAAGCCCTTATTGTGTCGTCCCGGCAAAATTTAGAGTGTTTGCCAGTGCGGTAGATACGAACAATGACGGAGTTATTAATGAACAAGAAATTAATAATGCTATTTCTATTTTAGAGAAGGCTAGGCGCGAAAATGAATTCAAAAAACAAAAGCATTCCTTTACTTTATACCATAATTTTTTGAAGGAAAATTATAAAAATTTATTGTAATTTCGATTTCAATTTTGATTTCAATTTCAAGTTTCTTATAACAAAGAATGATAAAGTTGTTATAAGAATTTAAAAATCTATTTCTATTATAAATATGAATAATTATGATGATGACGATGACGATGACGAATATGAATATGATGACACAATATTAGGAAACGATGCCAGAGCCAGTGACAGAAGAGACAGAGCCAAATACAGAGACATAAGCGGAAGCGAAAGAAGAAACGCTGGAAGAAATGCTGGTCTCAGCAGTAACAATACTAATAATAATAGCAGTAACAATAATAATAATAATAGCAGAAACAATAATAATAGTACCAGTAACAATAGTACCAGTAACAATAATAATAGCAGAAACAATAGTAACAATAATAATAGCAGAAACAATAATAATAATAATAGCAGAAACAATAGTACTAGTAACAATAACAATACCAGAAACAATGGAAACAATACCAGTAACAATAATAAAAATAATAAAAACAATAAAAAAAAACAACCAAATATTCCCAATACAATTACTATTTTCGTTAAAAGTATAATTCCAAATCACACCAAAATGTTATACGAACCATACATGACTGTCCCGACCTCAAAAAGCAATACCGTGTATTTCGACCCCCTTGTCAGATATATCAAAGGAGCCATCACCGATATTCCGCCAAATGCGCCACCTGATTCTAAATATACCCAATTTTTCGAAGCAAACCAATTTGACAGCTTTATCAATCGCAACATCGGCAAAACATTTAATTTTCAAAAAAACCCTTTAAAACTGTTAAATTTACAAAAGGAACGAACCCTAAAAGAAGCAATGGAAGAAGATTTAATTAATAAAAATATTCAGCTAACACTCGCCAGTTTATTCAAAATCAATGGTCTATTTTACATTAATAAAAGACCATATACTATTTTGGGAATTAAATGGAGAAAAAACGATTGGTCCATCGACACAAAACCAACAGGCAAACTAATGTCACCGTATACAAATTTATCGTATAAAAATGCGTTAAAAGAAGCGGAAGATGAAATGAAATTGATAGAAGCGGAATACCCGGAGTCAGTCGGCACTATGAAAACAAAAAAGGACGAAACGCTTAATAATCTTAAAAATGGACAAACCTTTGAAAAAAGAACGCCTCTAAATTTAGGCACTGAATCGGACTATTCTGACCAATTTCTAGAAGAAAGCCGGAATCTTCCTAAAAATTATCCTGTTCTTTTTATTAATGAAACTGATTTATCTACTGACCCAATTACGATGTCGTTATTACTGGAACCGGTTGAATTCGCGAAATTCACAGAAGATAATAAAGGCCCTGATAGCGACCTACTAATTAATACATATGGACGATATCTGGATTTTAAAAAAATATTATTTGAAAGTAGAAACGATTATCTTGAAATAAAATATGAAATAGGTCGCGTCCAGGCTCTCTATGATAATACTTCAAAGAGTATTTTTAATACACTGGTGTATGACACTGTTGATCCTCTTGTTCCTCTTACTCCAGATGAAATAAAGGAAATAAAAGCTTCGTTAGCACTAGTGCCAGAACAATGCGAAGAACTATTCGATTATCAAGCTCAGATTATGGAATCCTTGGTAGAAATGTCGACGAAATTATTACAGTTATATGAAAATCAGCGCAACTATTTTAACAGCATTGTAGATTTTTTAAAGGAGTATAAAAAGATATACACGAAAAGCATCGAATATTACAAAGAAACCGCGGGATTGGTAGACATGTGTATCGACACCGATATTCGAATATATGAAAAATTAAGCGCGGACATACCTACAAACGATACCGACCCCAATTGTAATGCTCTTTGTAAAAACACTCTTCATTTAAAAACAAAAATTACCAAATTAACAAGAGAAAAAGAACTATTATTCAATATGAATATGAATGAACTGACAGAATTGTATATTGCGAAACCATTTTTATTGATTGCTTCGCGCAAACAATTGGGTATATATTTGTCTATGGTTAACATGTCATATTATGTAAATGATTGGTGTGTTTGGAAAATATATTACAGCGAAATAGAAACATTGGTGACGACTATGATTAAATATTATTTCGAGCAAACGGAAGTAACAATCGCGTTTAAAAACGACAATCCTAGAATTACTTATGACGCATTGATTCAAACTTATCCAAATTTTTCTGGGATAGAAGCGGAAACAGTTACCGATTTAAAAGAAATAAAGGGCGCTATAGGCGACTGGTTTTCTAAAAAGGTCGATTGGGTCGATGAGAAAAAGACAAAATTGTTTAATTCTAAAAAAACTAAACCAATTCAACAATGGAAACTAGTAGATGACGAAGGTGTTTATTTCATGACCGAGGACAAAAAAACAGAAGAAGAAAAATATATTAAATTATTTAAATTAGAGAGCGACTTGTATGATTGTATTATATTAATAACCCATTTATTACAAATAAAGTGTTTAAGACAAAATCATTTCTATTTAGCGGAACAGAATATTACCAGTATGGATTTAATTATGCTCAAATTGTATTTGGTGTATTATTGTTCTTTAGTATCATTTAATTATATTTTTCCTGTTGTTCCTGCTCCTCGTCTTGGAAATCCTTTTGCTGCTGTTTCACAGGCAGTATTAAATGCAACCCAACAGATGTTTGGAAGCCTCATAGAAGTAGATCGTGAATTAACCCCTGAATTATATATGCCAGATATTGCTAGAACACACTATATCAATTTGTCTGATTATACTGAAACCGCACCGCTAGAATTTGACGCTACTTATGCTAATTTTGTTGTTATACCCTCTATTTTAATAGAAACCAAACGATTAGAAACAAAACAAATGGGTAACATAGAAGTAGTTAGAGATCAAATCAGAAATATTTGCGATGATATTTTTATTCAACAGCATAAAGATAGGTATATTAGAAGCACATTAGAAAAACAGGATAAATTATGCGACGAGTTTAAAAAGTTATTACACTTAAAAATCAGTGAAAAGGGTATTGTAGATAAATGTAATCAATTATTAGACGGGTTTGATGCGATTTCTGAAGTGACCCAAATCGTCGCCTTTTCTTATTTTGAAAAGGATATCAACGCACCAAAAATCGATAAAACAAAAACACTGATGTTTAATAGACTTGTGTATGAATTGGATCTTGATTATGTGCCAAATTTACAAGATATGTTTCAAAAATGGATAATATATCAGGTGGATGGAGACGGACTTGAACAAATTTTAAACTCTGTATGTTTGATATTAAATAAGAGATTAGATAGATTAAATGCGGTTACAATAAATTTATATGCGGACATCGAGCCGAGTTCCGGTGTCAAGCGGTTTACATTGGATAGCTTAAAAAGATTACTGACAGATAATAATATCAGTTTGCTTGCGACTGCGCCTGCGCCTGTGCCGCTTGTGACTGTGCCGCTTGTGACCGAGACCAACATAATCAACCTTTTCAAAGAAATATTAGATATTAATATTTATATAATAGAGTATACTATTCTTCCTGAATTAATACAAATTCAATGTAATCCTATAAATAATCTACTATTAAATAACGAAAATTGTATATTTTTATTAAAAAGCACTTCAGCAGCAGCAGTAGGACCAGCAGTAGGACCAGTAGTAACGCCAGTAGTAGTAACGCCATTAATTAAATATCAAATTATTGGAAATTACGAGGGCACAACCCTTTTTTCAGATATAGATAACCAACTCGTTTTTTTTACTGCGTGGTATGACATGGGGTGTGTTCGTAGGTCTTCTGCTTCTAGTGGTCCTAGTGGTCCTTTTAGTGGTCATGGGTCTGCTTCTAGTGGTCATGGGTCTGCTTCTAGTGGTCGTAGTGCTTCTTCCATTGATCTTGATTCTGCTTATAATATTAGTCCTTTACTGACATCAAAATTTATTGCAGGCGATAGAGTCAATTATACTGATGCAAATAATAGACAACATCCTGGTAAAATAACCCAAGTTAATACTGACAATACTTATAACATCAAGTACGACGACATGGGAACAACGGAAAATACACCTGAAAATTCAATTACTCTTATAGAATCTGATTCTACGCCAGTTATAGCTGATGTACCTGTTTCAGATCTCGAAAAAATGTCGACCTTTCCTATAAATATACAGCTCGTTCAAGGCACGACGAAATCAAATGTCGACCATTCTGCTGAAGCATCCGGGGTTAAATCAAGTAAAAAATCCAACGAAGATTCAATCAATATACCCGAAATAATTAAACAATTAAAAACCGATAATAAATTAAATAATTTAAAGGAAAAATTAGCAAAAGAAGAATATAAACTGGACCCTGACCGCCAAAGTAAATCCGGTCGTGCCACTAAGCAAACCTCAAATTTCTTACCGCAAATAAACCGAGACATAGCTAAACATAAAGAGGATATTACTAAAAAACTGAATGAAATACTTACAGCCGAAAAAGTAACAGGTCTTACAGAAGAATCTGCTCTTATTTATAAAAGAATAAAGGCATTACATCAATTAAATGATTCCAATCAATTAAAATCCGACACCATCGGAAATACGCTAAAAGAAATCCATGATTTAGAAAGAAGGTTGGCCTTTTTAAAGGATTTAAAAATATACACAACAGAAGAACCCAAATATGATTTTTTGAAAGAGATAGATACATTTTCTGATCTACTTACTGAATTAAAAGATTCAGTAGACGAAAAAATAACCGAATTGAATGTAAATAAAGGAAGGCTCCGGAAAATAAATGCTTTTTTATCCATTAAAGAATCTTTAACACCGAGTCAACAAGCTAATCTTAATACTCTGGTGTCACCGTTACAAAAATATATACAAAAAAATAAAGCATTTTTAAGTGACGGCGATATGGCCGAATATAACAAAATAATGAATAATGATAAAATTAAAAGTTATTTAAAAGGCGGGTCTGCTAGTCAATCAGATGACTCGGATGGATCAGATGATGATTTATTTATCGGAGGCGCGGACAGACCCAGCAAAGAATATTATAATTTTGCTCAACAGAATAATCCTTACGGGCAACAACATTATGGTCAACCCGCGTACGGGCAACAACCTTACGGGCAACAACCTTACGGGCAACAACCTTACGGACAATCACCTTATGGTCAGCAATATGGCCCGCAGCAATACGGGCAACCGCCTTATGGACCGCAGCAATATGGTCAACCCGCATACGGACAGCAACAATATGGACAACCACCTTACAGACAACCACCTTATGGGCAACTACCTTATGGGCAACTACCTTATGGGCAACTACCTTATGGTCAGCAACAAAGCTCAGATTATTATCAGCACAATTTTCAATACAATTTGGCAAAAGAAAATAAATCAAAATTGTCGTATTATATAACAATTGAACTGGAATTATATCCGGGAACCGATGTGGGAAAAATAAAAAAATATGCGATGAAGTGTAATAACACATTTGAAAAAATTCGAAAATCGTTGGCGGATTTATTTAATTATCAATATAGACCAAGAGAATTAAAAGAAGCATATGGGTATGAAATGGAATATGATGCGAATGAAAAGTTAAAGGAAGAGCAGGCGAAAATACAAGAAAAAGAAAAAGCACAAGAACGGCCAAGAGAACGGCCAAGGGAACGAGCTAGACGAGGTGGTAAAAGTTTAAAAACAAAAAGCCTCAAATGTAGAAACCAACAAAAAAATAAAACATTAAAGATTAAATCCTTTTCTTAGATTTCGGCCTTTTAGATTTCGGCCTATTAGATTTCGGCCTCTTAGATTTCGGCCTTTTAGATTTCCTTGAAATACCAAGGTTTTTACCAGAGGTTTTACCAGAGGTTTTACCAAGGTTTTTACCAAAGGCCTTGGTATTTCTAGAAACACTGCTTTCAAAATTACCAATATTCGCGATTTCGGTTTCATTTAAGCGTCGTGTTTTACAGGACCTACAAGTCAAATCAAAAATGTTTACATAATCGATATGACATGCTTTAAAAAACTCAAATAATTCGACCAGCGTTATCATTTTCAGTCTGTCCTTTTGCTTGGGTCGGTCGAATCCTAGAATCCGAGCGATCTCTTTTATATCAGTATTTATCCCCAGTTCCTTTTGTATGTGCTTAACAATATTTTTAACCCCATCTTTGTAGCTCAAATTAAAATAAACGGAAAGACGCTGAGGCGGTAACGGGACTTGTTCGTATCGAATTTCACCCGCCGAATCCGTGATTTTGCGTCGTATATCGGTTACATGCATGCCGATATTTTCATAAGTTCTTTTTTGTATTGGTGTTTTTATTTCTTCCTCTTCATTTTCATCGTAAAACCAGAATTCTTTGTTTGCTAAATAAGCAACTAAATTGGAAGCCTGACTTATATACCTGGGCTCAACATTCCGTTTAAAAGTTGGATCGGTTTTAAATATGCCAAGCTGGTCTGTTCTTGCAACGGATGCTTGATATTCGGAGCGAATCTCTTCTTTAACGCTGTTTACAATTTCTCTTGTTTCTGCTTCGGGAATATCTGTAAATTTACTTCTAATATTGTCGACAATGTGTTTTACTTTTGTTGGTGCCATAATACTGGTAATATCAGGAACTGTTGGTGTGCTGTATACTCTGACATTATTTCTGTAATATTCGCCGATATCGGATTCTATGGGGAATGGATTTAGAAAATCTTCGCACCCATGACCGAATATAACAACACTTAATATTAATTCTTCAGTGGGTTCTAAACTCATATATTTAACGGATATATTTTTTGTTGTAAATAAGGAAGCCCTTTATTTATTTATTTCTTCTTCTGTTTCTTTCTCTTTCTCCTCTTCTTTTTCTTTTTCTTCCTCTTC